CGCTCGGGATTGCCCGTGGGACGCTGCTGAAGCACTTCGCGCACGAGCTCACGATCGGCGCCTACGCGAAGCGCATGGAGGTCGTGCAGGCGCTGCGGCGCGCGGCGAAGAAGGGCAACGTCGCGGCCGTGAAGCTCTACCTGCAGCTCGATCCCAGGGTCTCTGCTCCGCCATTGCCGCCGGATCCACCGAAGCCGGAAAAGGAGCCCAAGGTGGATAAGCTCGGCAAGCGCGCGCAGGCGCAGGTCGACGCGGTCTGCGCGCAGGCCGGGACCGAGTGGGATGACTTGATCGGTCCTGGTGCACGTTCCCTGCAGTGACGCTGAATCTTTCCTGCCCGGACTGGGAGCAACGTCTCAGGTCCGGGCGCTCGCTCGTTCCTGACCTTGGGCTGCCCAACCGACGCGAGGGCGATCGCGCGGTTGCCGTGTTCAACAAGCTGCGCCTGGCGGACGTGCCCGGGACGCCGACGATGGCCGAAGCGGCGGGCGACTGGTTCCGCGACATCGTGCGCGCGATCTTCGGGTCACTGGATCCGTCGACCAGGACGCGGATGATTCGCGAGCTCCTGCTGCTGGTGCCGAAGAAGAACTCGAAGACGACGAACGGCGCGCTGCTCGCGCTGACGGCGCTGATTCTGAACGAGCGCCCGAACGCGCCGATGATCATGACCGCACCGGTGCAGGACGTCGCCGAGCTCGCCTTCGCCGCGGCTAGCGGGGCGATCGAGCTCGATCCCGTGCTCTCGAAGAAGATGCACGTGCGCCAGCACCTGAAGACAATCGTGCACCGCGAGACGAAGTCCGCCCTTCAGATCATGACCTTCGACCCGTCGGTTCTGACGGGACAGAAGATCGCATTCGGGCTGATCGACGAGCTGCACGTGGTTGCGAAGATGAGCAAGGCCTCGAGCGCGATCCGCCAGTTGCGCGGTGGAATGCTGCCGTTCCCAGAGGCGTTTCTCGCGTTCATCACGACGCAGAGCGAAGAGGCGCCGGCGGGCGCATTCCGGGCGGAGCTCATCAAGGCACGTGCGATTCGGGACGGCAAGCAGGAAGGCGCGATGCTTCCGGTGCTCTACGAGTTCCCGGAGGCAATGCAGAAGGACAGGCGCGCCTGGCGGGACCCGGCGAACTGGCACATGGTTACGCCGAACGCCGGCCGATCGGTCCAAATCGACCGCCTGGTCGAAGAATTCAAGACTGCAGAGGCGACCGGTGAAGAGGAGCTTCGCGCCTGGGGCTCGCAGCACCTGGACGTCGAAATCGGCCTAGCCCTGCACTCCGACCGCTGGGCCGGCGCCGAGTACTGGGAAGCGCAGGCGCAACCGGTATTCACCCTCGACGAGCTGCTCGAGCGCTGCGAGGTGGTCGACTTCGGGGTTGACGGCGGCGGGCTCGACGACTTGCTGGGCGCCGCGGCCGTCGGCAGGGATGCATCAACGAGCGAGTGGCTCGCCTGGACGCACGCATGGGCGCATCCGTCGGTGCTCGATCGGCGCAAGTCCGAGGCCGAACGGTTCCGCGACTTCGCCGCTGACGGTGATCTGACACTGGTCGAGACGATCGGCGATGACGTCGACGAGCTCGCGGGCATCGTGGCCCACATCGAAGAGTCCGGAAAGCTCGACAAGGTCGGCGTCGACCCGGCGGGAATCGGCGGCATCCTGGATGCCATGGTGGCGGCCGGAGTCCCGCAGGAGAAGATCGTCGCCATCTCCCAGGGCTGGAAGATGACCGGCGCGATCAAGACGACCGAGCGCAAATTGGCCGAAGGTGGCCTCATTCACGGAGGTCAGCGGCTGATGAACTGGTGCGTCGGTAATGCGAAGGTCGAGCCGAGAGGCAACGCGGTGATCATCACCAAGCAGGCGGCCGGCACGGCGAAGATCGACCCGCTGCTCGCGCTCTTCAACGCGGTGTCGCTGATGTCGCTGAATCCGGAAGCGCAGGGCACGTCGTTCTGGGAATCGCCGCCAAATGCTGACGATGATCAAAAGCTGGCTGCCTGACGCCCTGCTGGTCGCCGGAGCGATGACGCTCTCCTATGGGGCATACCTTGCTTATCCGCCGGCGGGCTACATCGTAGCTGGCGCTCTGGGCATCATCGCCGGCCTGAAGATCGCGAGGGTGTGAGTTGGGGTTGCTCGCTGCTGCGTTTTCTGGACAGAAGGCGCTGAGCACCTACGACGTCTTTCGCGATCTGCTGCCCGCGCGCTCGTCGGCTTCCGGCAAGGTCATCACGACCAAGACGGCGATCGAGCTCTCGACGGTGTTCGCATGCCTGCGGGTGCGTGCGAATGGCATGGCGCAGGTGCCGCTCAAGATCATGCAGGAAAGCGCGGATGGGCGCTCGCGGTTGCCGGCGAAAGATCATCCGCTCTATTTCCTGCTCGGAACGCGCGCAAACGACTGGCAAACGGCGTTCGAATACCTCGAAACGCTGTCGTTGCACCTTGATTTGTGCGGCAATCACTACTCATTCATCAACCGATCGAACCGTTCAGGGATCATGGAATTGATCCCGTTTGACCCCGGGTCGGTGACCGTGACACGCAATAGCGACTATTCGCTCGTGTATGACGTGCGCGCCACGAACGGAAAGTCAGAGCGCTTCCCGGCGAAAGCAATCTGGCATGTCCGCGGTCCGTCGTGGAATAGCTGGATGGGCCTCGAGGCCGTGCAGCTCGCGCGCGAGGCGATCGGGCTCTCGATGGCGCTCGAAGAGCAGCAATCAGTGCTCCAGAAAAACGCGGCGCGCGCATCGGGAATCTACGTCGTAGAGGGAACGCTGACGTCCGAGCGGTTCAAAGCGCTGAAGGCCTGGATCGTTGAGAATTTCAGCGGGGCGAAGTCCGGAATGCCGATGGTTCTGGACCGTGGAGCCAAGTGGCTACAGCAAACCATGACCGGTGTCGACGCGCAGACGATCGAGACGCGGCGCTTTCAGGTTGAGGAAATCTGCCGGCACTTCGGCGTCAACCCGATCATGGTGTTTGCCGAGTCGAAGAACACGACGTATGCGAGCGCCGAGCAAATGTTCCTCGCGCATGTCGTTCACACGTTGACGCCGACGTATCGACGGCTCGAGCAGTCGATAGATGCGAACCTGTTGACTGAGGCGGATCGCGATAAGGGGTTGTATTCCTGCTTCGTCGACGCCGGACTGCTACGCGGATCGCTCGAAGCGCAAAGCCGAATGATCCTCGCGGAAGTGAACGGCGGCCTGATTTATCCGAATGAAGGCCGCGCGCTGAAAGATCTAAACCCGGACCCAAACCCGGAGAGCAATAAGCTGCGCATCCCGGCGAACATCGTGGGTAGCGTGCCGGACGCCGAAGAGAAACCGCCAGAAACACCGCCAGCACGCATTCCCGCAGACAGGAGCGAAAACGAATGAATCCTCTGAAGACCATCGCGAAATCCGAGACGGAAATCAGGGTCGGCAATTACATGATCCTCTTCGGAGGGCGCGACCTGGCCGGCGAGTTCTTCACCAAGAACACGCACTTCGAAAGCGCTTACACGGATCTCGGTGCGCTCTACGAGGACTTCGAGCACGGCATGGACGCCGATGACAGTGGCAACGATGAGCACAAAGTGCTCGGGATCGCCGATTGGAAATCTGCGAAGGTCGACGAGAACGGGATCTTCGTCGAGCGCGTTTTGAACCGGCGCGCGGAGTACATGCAATACCTGACGCAGCTCATCGACATGGGCGTCATGGGCACCTCGAGCGCGGCCGTTCGCGGCCAGGTCCGCAAGAAAAGCAGCGGGGAAATCGTCGAGTGGCCGCTGATGCGTGACTCGCTCACGGTCACGCCGATGGAGCCGCGCATGGTCACGAGCAACATCCTGACCGCCGTCAAGGCGCTGTCGGAAGCGTTTCCGAATTCGAAGTCGATCGGGCGGCTCATAGCCCGCGGCGATACGAAGTCGGTCATTGAATCCATTGCTTCGTTGAAGGACATGGAGGCGTTCCTGCGCGACGCGGGTAGCCTCAGTCACACCGAGGCAAAGGCGTTGTTGTCGCAAGTGAAGTCTTTGAGCCGGCGCGATGTCGGCGACGAGGTGCGAGAAATCGCAGAGGCACTGAAGCGCAGGAGCGATCTGAAATCTCAGCGTGACGCTGACGAGGCCAAGAAACACCTAACCGAAGCCCTGAAACGTCGGGGCTCACTACTGGCCGCATAGGCCGTCACGACTGAAAAGGAAATACCGAAATGGACGAACTCAAGCAAATCGCTGAACTGATCGACGCGAGTGACGCGCGCATCAAGAAGGAACTCGCGGAGTCTCAGGCGGCGAACCAAAAAGCGCTGCAGGACGTGCTCGAAGACAGCAAGAAAACCAAGGCGGAGAAGGACGAGGCCGTAGAGAAGATCAACGCCGAGTTCAAGGCGCTGCGCAAGGACTACGAGGCGCTCGAGAAGAAGGCCGGTCGCCCTGGTGCCGACAAGCAGGACTCCACACCCGAGCAGGAGGAATACCGCAAGGCGTTCCATACGTACCTGCGCACGGGTGAGGTCGATGCGCGCACGCTGAAGGAACTCGGACGCAAGGCGATGAACACCGGAAGTGACCCGGACGGCGGTTTTCTCGTGCTGCCCGAGATGGACATGGCGATCGATCGCGTTGTCGAGACGATGGGCGGGCTTGCCAATCTCGCCGATACGCGGACGATCAGCACGGCGAAATGGGAGAAGCTCGTCAAGACCTCCGGCATGGCGATGCGGCGCGTTGCCGACGGCAATACTGGCGGCGAGACGACCGAGCCGCGGTATTCGAAAGTGTCGATCGAAGTATTCCCGGCCGAGGTTGAGCCGTGGGTCTACAACGAGACGCTGGAAGACTCGCGCGTCAATCTGGAAACCGATCTCGCGGACGAAGCGGCGATCGGGTTCGCGGAAGGCGCCAACGCGGAATTCATCTCCGGCAACGGCGTGGGCAAGGCACGCGGCATCACGGCGCACACCAACGTCCACAACAGTTCCTACGCTTGGGGCAGCGTTGGATTCATTCGCTCCGGCAAGTCGGCGGCCTTCATGTCGGTTGCGCCGGCCGATCGCGTCGTAAGCCTGCAGCATGCGCTGAAGCCGCAATACAGGGCGGGCGCTTATTGGATCACCAACGACACGACGCTCGGCGTGATGCGCCAGTTGAAAGACGGCAGCGGCGCGTACTACCTGTGGAATCCGGACCCCGCCGGCGGCTTCGGTGGGCGGTTCCTCGGGAGTCCGGTGCAGGTCGACGACAACATGCCGGCGCTCGGCGCTGGATCGTACTCTCTCGCTTACGGCAACTGGAAGCGTGCGTACATGATCGTCAACCGCTCCGGAACGACGCTCATTCGCGACAACATCACGGCGAAGGGTCAGACGAAGTTCAACTTCCGCAGGCGCTTCGGCGGCGGCATCGTGAATTACGAGGCGCTGAAGCTCATGGTCTTTTCGACAGGCACCGCCTAGCCGTAACGAATACGTCCTGGTGAGAGGGCGCAGCGTGAGGGCCGGCCCTAAACAAGCCGGCCCTTTTCATTGTGGGTAGCAAACATCTCACCCGGAAAGGTATGAAAAATGACGATTCGTGACATGCACAGCAACATGCGAACCAAGACGGTAATCAAAGCCGGCGCGAACGCTTCAGCCGCCGGGCAAGCCGGCAAGATCATCGACCGCCAAGGCTACGGCGGAGTCGAGTTCATTTTCAACTACGGCGAGATCACCGCGACGGACGCGACGATCGCAGTCGTCGTGAAAGACGGCGACGTGACCGGCACGCTCGTGAGCGTCGCCGATTCATACCTGCTCGGAACAGAAGTATTGGCCGGGATTGCTGTAGGCGCGCGCGTCTCTGGGACGACAAAGAACGTCACCAAGCGGCTCGGGTACGTTGGTGTCAAGCGCTACGTGCAGGCGAGCCTCGGTACTGCAGCCGTATCTGCTGCGGTCAAGGTTGCCGTTGTGGCCGTTCTGCACAGCCCGCAGGTTGCGCCGACGGATAACCCGTAAGACCCCCTCCCTTGCGGGGAATACGGACGCTCGCTCACCCGTGCGTCGCCGGACCACGTAACCGGCACCTATTCATTCCTGGTGAGAGGAAAAGCAAATGAAGAAGAGAAGTCCGCATGATGCGTGATGGCGAGCGGCAAGTTGCCGAGACGGTGGACGGCATCCGCGCCGACCATGTGAAGCGCTACGAATTCGCGGCGCGGACGATTCCCCCTTCGAGTCCGCGCGGCACCCGCGTGATCGACTTTGCGTGCGGCGTCGGCTACGGCTCGCGCATCTTGTTCCAGGCGGGACACGAGGTCACCGGCTTCGACATCGACACCGAGGCCATCGCGTATGCGAAGGAGCACTACCAGGGCGCCGGACAGCAACCGGCGTTCAAGGTCGCCAACGGCAACGCGCCCGGAGAGTTGCCCGAGGCCGATGTCGCGGTGTGCTTCGAGACGATCGAGCACTTGGAAGACCCGCGGCCGCTGCTCATCGCGCTGCGCTCGTCGGCCCGGATGTTGATCGCGAGCGCGCCGAACGAGGCCGTGTTCCCGTATGTTCAAGATGGGAAAGTGGCCGCATACCACTACCGGCACTACCTGAAGAACGAATTTAACGCGCTCTTGAATGAGTGCGGCTGGCGCGTGACGGCATGGCACGGGCAGATGGGACCGGAAGCCGACGTCGAACCGGACGCGAACGGGCGAACGCTGATCGCGGTCGCGGAGCGCGCCGAAGAGGTAGCGGAGAGGCCGCCGAGCCGACATATCTCGATCGTCGGCCTCGGGCCGAGCGTCGATCAGTATCTCGACAACGTCAAGCGCATGGGTGGGCGGCATGCGTTCTGCACGGAAACGTGGGCGATCAACGCGCTCGGAGATGTCTTCCAGTGCGACCTCGTCTTTCACATGGACGATGTCAGGATTCAGGAGATCCGCGCAGCAGCTCGGCCTGCGAGTAATATCGCGGCGATGCTCCCGTGGCTGAAGACGAGCCCCGTGCCTGTCGTCACGAGCCGCGCGCATCCGGACTATCCGGCGCTGGTCGAGTATCCGCTGGAAGACGTGCTCAACCATCTGCAGCACGACTACTTCAACAGCACCGCACCTTATGCGGTCGCGATGGCGATTCATGTCTTGGCGCCGCTGGTTGAGCAGGGCGTCGAGTGCAAGATCAGTCTGTTCGGCATCGACTACACGTTGCCGAATCAGCACCAGGCGGAGAAGGGGCGCGGGTGCGTGGAGTTCTGGATCGGGCAGGCGGTCGCGCGCGGAATAAAGATCGCGCTACCGAAGTCGACGACGTTGCTCGATGCCTGCCATACGCGCTCGGAACGGCTCTACGGGTACGACACGGTCGACGTGAAGTTCAACATGCAAGAGGATGGCGCGGTGAAGCTCGAGTTCGTCGAGCGGGCTACGTTACCGAGCGCCGAAGAGATTGAGAAGGCGTATGACCACTCCGCGCCAATCGCGCAGCAGCATTTGACGAAGGGGCAGCCTACATGAGCTTGCGAGACAATTTACTGGCGGCAGATACGGACGCTGAAAAGGCCGCGGCGATTGATGACTCGATCGTTGCGGTGCAGGCGCAGATAGATGCGGTGTCTAAACTGATCTATTGCGACGTGACCGTTACAGCTGCGGCGCTTGATGGCGGCGGCAACGTCGTCGTCAAGGCTGCAGAAACCGGCTACGCGTTCAAGATCCGCGACGTCAAGCTCGTAGGTGGCGGTACAAATTTCGGCGGAGCAGGAAACCGGTTAATCGACTTGACCGACGGCACAACGATATGGACGCAGATTGCGAATGCCGACATTGAATCAGCGCCGACTGCGACCCTTCCCTGGGGGAACGCCAAGGTTCCATTCCTGACGAGCACATCGGATACGGCATCGGCAGCCGGACAAAACATCGTCTTCGAGTATAGCGGCGGCACTACAGATCACACGACAGGATCGATCAAATTCTCGGTTCTCGTTGAGAGATTAGAGGCATAGATGCTATACGACATCCTCATCGATTTTCCGGGCAGCCAAGACGGCAGCGTCACCGAGCAGTTCGTCGCCGGCACGCAGCGCGAGCTCTCCGACTACCTCGCGCCGCTCGCTGTTTCCGCCGGATGGGCGCGTCTGGTAGAGCCGACGCCACAAGCAACCGAACCTGTTGCGACCCCCGATGTGGAACCTGCCGTGACCGACGATCCCGAGCCGGCGCCGGAAGCTCCAGCGAGGCGCCGCGGTCGGCACTGAGTTTCACGAAAGCGTTTCTGTAATCCCTGCGCCGCCTTGTGCGGCTTTTTTGTTTCTGAAAGGAGCCGACGTCAGGTCGTGGACGCGGCTCGCTTTCGTTTGCGAGCGAGCTGCACTTCAAGTTCTTTGACGCGACGTTCGGCCATTTGCCACTCGTGATAGTAGGTGCCGTGACCGTTTCCGCTGCCGGGCTGATTCTTGCCGCGGACGTAGATGCGCAGGTTCGCAATGTCGTTGTTGGTTTTGTTGCCGTCCATGTGGTCGATGCACTCACCTGAGTGGAGCGCACGACCCAAATGAAGCGCCATGTTCCAACGATGCTCGAAAACGATCCCGGCTCTGTTCTGCATAGTGCGGAATAGAGGCAATTGTTCGGGCGCGACAGCGGTAGGGCCGAGTTCGATGTATCCAGACCAATTCACGCTTCGCCGAGCAACGCCTGTGCGTTTTGCCCATTGGTAGTAGCCGGCTCGCGAGCGCTTCTGTCCGCATAGGCGGCATTGGCCCGTGAAGTTGAATCGCTTGAGCTGTTGCCGAAGTGCGAACAGTGGATACCACCGCTGCACCCCGCAGAACGGGCACGTGACTTCTGCGCACCACGTCGTCCGGCCATAGATGTCGGCGATTTTGTAATTTGGATTTACCGCTGGGTGATTAGGCGGAGAGGTTGTATCGAGATGGCGTCCCATAGGTTGATTTTAGCAAATGTCATATTGTTAATAAAGGATTAAATATGTCAGCGTCAAATTCTTTTGAGACAGCTCTCCTCGGTCTAATCATCACCAACGTCGATGCCGCGAACGTCGGCGACGCAGCCGGTCTGCAGAACTCCGCGACTGCGGGCGTCTTCTGGATCTCGCTCACGGTCTCTCCCGGCCACACCGAAGCCGGCGATCAAACGACGAACGAGACCGCTTACACCAACTACGCACGGCAGGACGAGGCGCGCAACACGACGCAGTGGACGGTCACGAACGACACGGCGGACAACGACAACGCAATCGGCTTCCCGACCGGCGGCGCCTCGGGCGCGACGCTGTTCGGGTTCGGTCTCGGGAGCGACACGAGCGGCGCCGGCAACCTGTTCATCATCGGCGATTTGACTGCGACGCTTGCGGTTTCGTCTGGGATCACGCCGTCGTTTGCCGCCGGCGCGCTCGATGTGGTCTGCGCATAACTGAAGGGGAATTCAATGTCACAAGTCGTCTACGTTGAACTGCTCTGCGACGTCGCTGAAGGCGGGCGTGATCTCGCAAAGGCGCAAGCCGCCGCAGATGCTTTCGTGCTCGGCAAAAGCGACCCGAAGTATCCGCGCCTGAAGGTGACGATCACGCGGCGCGGGCGCACGGAATACCGCAAGGGGCTGGTCATCTGCATGACAGAGCCCGACGCGGCGAAGTGGTCCGAGCGCGGCATCGGGAAGGTCGTGCCGAAGCCTGTCGTCGAGTCCGAACCCGCCTGATGTCGCCGCATCTCCCCGGTCCGCGTGGGCGCGGCTTACGTGTCCCGACTAGACGCGGCGTTGTGCATCCAATGCGGGAGTGGGAAGGGTATTTCGGCTTTGCGTTTGAGGATCGGCACCGGAGGGGCACAGGAATGAGCGTCGAGACATTCAACAAGCTCATGCGAATCCGTGTGAGTCGCGGCAGCAAGGCTATGTTCAAAGCCGCGGCCGCGCTCGGCATCAAGTGGTCAGCCTGATGTTCGCGCCACTCGTCACCGAAGTCAAAAGCATCGGCGAGGACGTCGAGCTATCGATCGGCACATGGCGCCGGCGCATGTTCTTCGAGACCGCCATACTGCTCGCATCGTGGCTGGACGAGTGCGCGCGTGAGGCGAAGGAGTGGGCTGGTAATGAGCAGCGCCGTCTGCGCGGGATCGGCACGCTGCATGACGCCTCGGCGAAGGATTGGATCAACGCCGGGCAGCCGAACGATCCGCGCCACGTATTCCGGGTCAATCGCGACCTTCTGACGAAGCAGCAGATCGCGGTGCGCTCCGAGGGCGCGATGGTCGTCTTCACGGCCGGCACGTCGATGGCGTCGATGCCCTACGCCGCGGCGCTCGAGATATCGCAGTGGATTCGCCTGCGCGCGAAAGAATCGCAGATGCGAGCTGGTGACGTGACGCGGCATTGGAGCAAGGTGAAGCAGGCTCATGTAGAGCAGGTCGGGCCTGGCGTGACGAGGGGATAGCGTGGGTCAAAGCAACAAAATCTGGCCGCAGGTAGCCGCTCTTGAAGCAAGGGTTGAGGAGCTAGAGGCGGCGAACGCTACGCTCACTACGCAACTCGCAACCTGCGAGGGTGCGCTGAACGATTGCTTGCATCCGCCTTTGCCGGTCGATTGCGTCAAGGCATGGGGTGTGCCGGTTAGGGTGAGCGAAACGCCATGCGTGGACGGGAAGAAAACCGTCACATGGACGCAAACCGAGGTTATGGTCGATCCGCCGCAGAATGGCGGAACCTGCAACCTGCTGACCGAGACGTATACAACGGAAGAGGATTGCGTCGTCATTCCGCCGGTTACGCCGACGCCTGTCTTTCGTTCTCTCGGTGCGCATGTCCTGTGTTTTTACGAGTGGAACCAAAGCAGCGGATACGAGCGGTTCCAACGACTCATTATCCTTGGCGAGCAGGCCGAGATCGGCTTTCACTATCTCAACTTCGCTGGCGGCGGCGCGACGATGCTGCTTCCGGTCGGTCAGTACAAACTACTGATGGACGGCGCGGAGGTTGGCACCGCAGACATCGGCGCCGGAAAAACTTACGGGAAATTTCAGGTTTCATTCACCGAGGCCCAAAGCGGCTGGCACATCTTCGACATCGTGCCGCCGACCCCGATGAGCGTTGCGTTCTTCCCGATGCGCGTGTTGGTCGGGACGTTCGTGCCTGACGAGAAGATCCCGGTGTGGTCTGGAAGCTACGACATCACGCACGGCTCTCCCTTCTGCTATGCGTGGATGCCACCGCAGTTCTCTCCGACGCCAAAGCCGCTCGTGCCGCGCGAGTGTCCACACTTCAATACGCCGATTTCAGGGGATCAACTGTATCTGACGAATGTCGCCCCGATGCGGGTGGTCAACATCAACCGTCCGAACAAGCATTCCTCCGGCGTGATGTCTACCGCAAATTTTCAGGCATACCATTACTTTTACCTGCAAGGCAAAACGCCGCACCTGTCGTTCATAGACGGTCCTCGCGGAGTCGCTAGCACGGCGATGCTCACACACATCCAGGTGGATCGGCATGGTGGCGCGTATGCGTGCAGCCCGTGGGCCGTTGAGCGCATCGATCAGACCGGCGCGCGGCGTACCAGGGCAGGATTCAGGCACAAGATGCCGCCGAGCTATTACGGTACGCCGGATCTTGAACTGATCGGGGATTGGTCACAGGTGCCGGTGAATCTCAGGCAGTTCTGGGAACTGTGGGGGCTCGCGTTCTGGAAAAAAACGCTTGCTCTCGATCCCAATGCGCCGCCCCAAGGGGGGGGGCAGCCGCACCTGAATGGCCCGCAACTCTTCGCCGCGTCATCGGGCAATCACACGATCTTTCGTCTCACCTTCCCCAAAGACGACTTCGAGGCAGATCCCGTCGTCACGGTGTTTGCGACGGGTCTAGCGCGGCCGTTCGATGTGGTCGAGCACAACGACATCGTGTACGTCTCGGAAGAGAACGCGAACAAGATCAGCAAGTGGGACGCAGCAACGGGCGCGTCTCTAGGTACGCTCCTCTTCACGAACAAGCCGCAGGGGATGTATCTCTACAAGGATTGGCTCTACTGGGGCAGTCACATTGCACCGTGCAAGATCGAGCGGCAGAACTTGGTGACGGGCGTTCGTGAGGTCGTCGGTACAGCACGCATCGATGACAACAGTCAGTTTTTCAAGATGGCCGTGAGCGATGGCACCTTCGGACCCGAGTTCACGGTGTTTTACGTGACGTGGAGTAATGCCAGATTCGGCATGCCCGAGACGATCCTACCTACTGGTGGGTCGTGGAACTATTACAACTACGACTCCCCAATCGGGGGCAAGGGACCGTACTGGAATGCGTCGAGCTACGGCTGCGCGGTCGGTGTCGGTAATGGCCGGATGTATTTCTCATCCGCCGCCGAGGGGCTAAAGATGTTCAGCAAGGCACTTCCAGGCGAGGTTGCCGTGGACATCGCGAAGTATCAACGAGGCGGCATCAAGTACCGCGACAAGGGATATCGGTTCATCCACGGTGATTTCACCTTCGGTTACTACGGATTCCCGTTGCCGTTCGGGGAAGATCCAGATATGGACTACTACATGACGAATGCGGTGCTCTGATGGCTAGTCTAGTCAATACATCAACGCTTGAGATCGTCCGCAGCGTCAATACGCCGGAGTATCCGGCTCCGTGGACGGTCGTCTCCGAAGCGAATGCTGCTACTTGGTCAGCGATCCAGCAGAAGTATCGCAAGTGGGTCACGGATCACGTCGAGGAAATGTCGGCGGGAGAGAAGACAGCCGCCGACGCTGCCTTGTTAAGCGCAGCCAGAGACGCCGCGGCCGCGCAGCTTCAGCAGGTTGAGGACATTCAGAGGGCATTCATGCTGCAAGTGCTCGATGAGTTCAATCTGCACGCAGAGAAGATCAATGCAATTTTGACGGCAATCGACAACGGCGCAACGCTTGCCCAGGTCAAGAGCGGCATTGCTGCGATTGTGGACTATCCGGCACGCACCGAGGCGCAGTTGCGCACCGCGATCCGAAACAAGTTGGGGACATAGCCATCATGGCATCGGGTGATCTTGTCGGTGTCATTACAGAAATTGTTCCGACCGCAACCCTTGGTGCGTCGGAGGACACACGGGCGGATGCCAGTACGCCAGTTGGACATACGCCAGTTTGGGACTTTGATGACACGGCGATCGAATATTTGGACATCCACGGTTACTTGTTCGGCTACGACGGTGGTGGCTTAACTGTTCTCCATCCCTGGACCGCAACCGATACGACGGTGACTCCGCACTCCGCAGCGTGGGGCGGTGCGTTTCGCGCAATCGCGGAAGGTGCGGAGGACATGGACGCTTCGCACACCTACGATTACAACCCCGTGGTTGACGAAGAAGCAGGCGCGTCGGGACAAACATCTATCGCCACGATCACATTCACTGATGGCGCGGACATGGATTCGCTTGCCGATGGCATCAACTTTGTATACCGCGTGAGACGAGATCCAACGAACGGATCTGACAATCTCACGGGCGATGCCGAACTATGGGCGTCACGGATTCAGATCAAGGAAACCTAGAAGTGGCTCGCGACTTCAACGGCAGCACAGATCGGATCGACTACCCGAGCGCATTCGACACGACCGGGCAGGCGATTACGATCAGTGTGTGGGCGTGGTGCGATGATGACACGCCTGGTGCGATTCAGTATCTATTCAATTCCGCTTCCTCTGGTGGCGTGGCAGGGACGATCTTTTACCTGCCCTCTGGTGTTTCAACCGCGTTGACATTTCAACGGATTGGCACGGCAAGTTTAGTGCGGACTTCCAACGCGTCACAGTTTACTGCCGGCCAGTGGAACCATTTTCTCGTCACGCACGACGGTGTAATTTCCACCGGAGCATCTTCACATATCTATGTGAATGGCACCGAGGTGTCGTACATCCTGACAGAGAATGGATCAGGAGAGACGACGGCAAATTCCGGTTTCCAGCTTGGCGGTCGATCCAGTGACGATGCGCGGAACTTCGATGGTCGTCTAGCCGAACCTGGGGTATGGAATCGTGTGGCGTCTGCGGGTGAGATCGCGGCTCTTGCCAAAGGTTTTCCACCGAGCGACTTCCCATATCTATTGAAATTCCACGATCCGCTCATCCGCGCAGTGGGTAACCGCAGGGGCGGCGCGGCAACGCTCGACGGCACGACGGTTATCGCGCATCCGCGGATCATCCGGCGCGTGCCGAATCTGTGGCGGCCGAATGTGGCCGGTGCCGCGCCAGCCGAATTTCCGTGGCATTACTACGCTCAACAACGTCAGATGGCGGCATAAATGCCTGGATTCCTAAAGCAAGCCACAGCATCGCAGTCCCGTGCGATCGGGCCGTTCATTGACGACACAGACTTCAAGACCCCTGCTACTGGACTCACGATTGCAAATACCGACATCAAGCTCGTGGTGAACGGGGGTGCGTCGGCTAACAAGAACTCGGGCGGCGGCACGCATCGGGTGAACGGTGTTTACGGCGTTACGTTCGATGCGACCGATACGGCGACTGTCGGTGAGTTTGAAGTAAGCGTCGTGGTGTCTGGTGCGCTTCCGGTGTTCGACAAGTTCTTCGTGGTCGAGGAAGCGATTTATGACATGTTGTTCGGCGCGAGTGCGCTGGGCTATATCGCGAACGCTCCGGTCAACATGGCGCAAATCTCTGGAGACTCGACCGCCGCAGACAATCTCGAGAGCTACACAGATGGCAGCAAATACATGCCCGTCAATGCGCATGCGCCGAAGTGGAACACGACCGACAATCCTGGTGACGTGACTGCGTACGAACCGGATGACACGACCATTGCATCACAACGAACAGTAGCGACTGACCCAAGCGCAGAAGTCATCATTGGCGTGACTTGATTGGCGTCATGCGAACCGCACTATCGCCTGACGAGCGTCTGGAGCGTGTGCGCGAGAATATGCTTGCGTGGCGCGGTCCGTACCTCGCGCCTTACGACCCGCAGTGGATCGGTGGAACACTCTCGATCTGCGGATACGGTCCTAGCCTAGCCGACACCTGGGGCTTGACGATCGGGCCGGTGATGACCACTTCCGGCGCGCATGATTTTATGCTTGGCAAGGGTGTCGTGCCTACGTCGCACGTTGAGTTAGATCCGCGCGAGCACAAGGCCTGGTTGCTGACGCCGCACCGTAAGGTGCGGTACTTCATCAACTCACAGTGCCATCCGAAGCTCTTTGAGAAACTCAAGGGCTATGACGTAACGATGTGGCATAGCGTCACCGAGGATGACAAGAAACGTCAGGTCGAACTGATCGAATCTATCTGTCCTGGTTTGCAGATGATGACCGGCGGGACCAATGTCGGTATGCGTGCGATCTGTGTCGCGCGTCACCAGGGACACACCGGTTTCGAGTTACACGGATTCGACTGTAGTTTCCGTGGCGCGACGCAGTGGGCCGGCGAGCACATGACGAAGGCGTACTACTCGGTGCGTGTGTCGGTGGACGGGGAAGAATTCGACACGTCCGACACCATGCTGCAGTCAACCGACGATCTCATCAACACCATGATGATGATGCCGGGGTGCAGGTTTCGCGTTCATGGCGATGGCTTGCTTGAGCGGCGGCTGCGTATGCTCAACGCCGATCAGGCCCGCGCCCTAGCTCCAGGGTGGTGGAAGCCGGTTAACTTCGTGCTAAACGAGGCGGTAGCGTGACCACCGAGACCTTCACCACACCGGGACAGGCGCTCTGGGTGGCGCCGGCCGGCGTCACGACCGTCCAGGTTGAACTGTGGGGCGGTGGTGCAGCGGGCGGCGGCAATAACACGAGCAGCGATGGCGGTGGCGGCGGTGGTGGCGGCGGTTACGGCAGGCTCAACGCGTTCTCAGTCACGCCTGGGCAGACCTATACCTATGCAGTAGGAACTGCCGGTGCCGGTGTTACCGGGACATCGGGCGCTGCCGGAGGTAATACATGGTGGATCTCGGCGGCTACGTTCCAGGCACCCGGAGGGAACTCAGGCAGCGGTGCGTTTCATCCGACGACACCGCGCGCAGCGGGCGCAGGCGGCACAGCGTTCGTTGGGTCATTTGACTTTACTAGCAACGGCGGCAGCGGCGGTGCGGGGCGAGATAACAACTCTGGCACAGGCGGTGGAGGCGGTGGCTCCGGTGGTGACACGACCGGCGGAGGAGCTGGAGGGGCTGGCGGTGCCAGTGCTGGTACTGCTGGTGCTGCGGGCACGACTAATGGCGGGATCGGTGGCGTAGGCGGAGCCGCTGGCGCTGGCGCTGGCGTTGCGCCTGTATCTGGAAATGGTGGTGGCGGCGGCGGTTCCGGAGACTTAGCCGCTGGATCGAGCGCTGGTGGCGGCGGCGCTGTCGGCAAGATCATCCTCAACTACACCCCACAAGAAGCGCTCGTAGGGTCATCGACACTTTCGTTTACTCCGACGGCAACGCTGGTCGGAACTGGATCGCTGTTTGCCAGCGGTACGGTGAGCTTTGCTCCGACGGCGACACTGTTAGGCGATGCGCCGCTATTGGGCGGTGCGAGCACGCTGTCATTCGCGCCGATCGCTACTTTAGGCGGTGATGGGGCGCTCGCGGGCAGCGCAACGATTTCGTTTGCAGGAACACTTGCGGTTCCAGCTACCGTAGCTGGATTCCGAGGTTTTCTCGCACTGTGGATGGGCGGCGGCGGTGCGCTGGTTGTCGACGAAGCACTCGCCGGATCAACCACGATCAGTTTCACGCCGACCGCAACACTGGCCGGTGATGGCGTTCTCGCAGGATCGGCGACGATATCGTTTACTCCGACCGGAGTGATGGCCGGTGCTGCAGATATTGCAGCGACGGCGACGGTTAGTTTTACGCCGACAGCAACGATTGTCGCTGACGGTGCGCTGGCGGCATCTGGTACGGTTTCATTCGCACCGACCGGCACGATGGTTGGAGATGGCGCGCTGCTCGGGTCGAGCACTGTCAGTTTCGCGCCCACTGGCACAATGCTCGGCGATGCGCCGATCGAAGCGACGGCGACAATATCGTTTGAGCCGACCGGCACAATGACCGGAACTAGCGATATCGCCGGCTCGGCGACGCTCACGTTTACGCCGTCGGCAGCGTTGACAGGTGCGGGCGCGCTGCTCGGCAGCTCGACGATCACATTTACCCCGAGTGCAACGCTCGTGGCCGATGGGGCGCTCGTCGGATCATCGACCGTCGCGTTTACCGGCTCGGCGACGCTGGTTGCAACGGGCGATCTGCTCGGGTCGAGCGCGATTACGTTTACGCCGACGGCGACGCTTGGCGGGTCCGGCGCTCTGCTCGGTAGCAGTACGGTTTCGTTCTCGGTCACCGGCACGACCGCGGGCTCCGGGGCGTTACTCGGCTCATCGACGCTCAGTTTCGCTCCGACCGGCACGCTGCTCGCGACCGGCGCCTTGGTCGGTTCCTCGCTGATCGAGTTCTCGCCTACGGCCACGATCAGCGGCGGCGATCAGATGTCCGGCTCGGCGACGATCAGCTTTACACCGACCGGCGTCATGGTCGGAACCGGTGCCTTG